AGGCAGATATTTCGGCTGACCTGGCGACTTATTCGGGTTCTGAACAAAATGCATCTTCAAAAAGCAGGCTCCCCGTTTGACTATTCTGCCAACATCGGTAATAGACAAGAAGGGTATGCCGTCATATATATCCTTTAAATCGACATCAAAAACCCGCTTCAAAAAAATCTGAAATGCATAACCTGAAAGGTAGTGGCTCACACGAGTATCAAATCTATTGTACAAATGATCATCTCCATATACCACCAATCTTACAAGTTCTATCAGCTTGTCTAAATCTATTCTATCCTCTTCCGGAGCGTTCCACAGCTGATTAACTGCAAATAGGAAAAAGTACATTCCCATAATCCATGAATCCATATGCGATGTATTGAAGCAGCCGGAAGGGACTGTTCCATGATGGTAAACCCACACGTCTGCATAGAGCCTAGTGAGACGCCTAAGAAGTCGGGGAACTATATATTCTAATATCTTTACTTTAGCATCATAATCGTCAGAATTTTTGTCCTCATGGATCAACATGGTCTCCATATACAATTTAATAAGCTCCTTTGCAACAGTCTGATCCATGTTTTTCAAATCGCCTTCAACCAATATCTTTGCAAAGTGGTTTGAACCATCTATCCCCAAGGCCTTAGCAAGATTATCCGCTCCCCCATGGGCCCACTTACCTCCTATCCAAATGCTCTTGCCTCTCTCCTTAAGATGGCGAACCTTACTAACTATTTCTTCCATCTTTATAAAGGTAGAGGTGGGTATATTAAAAAGACGCATCTTCTGTGTGTAAGCCGCCCAATCCTCATCCCTCTCTTGTTTCTCTTGCGAAAAAAAGTTCTCGACCTTACCAACCATTGTCCAATAAGTCTCGAACTCCTCTCCTGTCTCGAGATAATTGAGGATCTTCTCCATGTCATCTTGAAAAACATCTATCTTTTTTCCGTTTGCAGTTATGACAAGTCGCTCTCCTGTATCCAAGGTTTTAACTTGTACTCCATGGGGCCTTAAGCCTGCAGACGAGCCTAAGTAGGACTGTAAAGATGATCTAAAGTCTATAAGGGAACGCTCTTTGCCTAAATCTTCTGGTCCATACCCCATCAGGTTATACCACCTTCTCATAGCTTCTGAAGTATGGTCTTGCATCACTTTTTTTGCTAGTGGGCTTAAATCCTTAGTGGGCCTAGAGTAACCTAATACAGCATCTATGTGCTTTTGTCCATAAGCATTCTGCAGAGCTGCTACTCTGAAAGGACGACCCTTTTTTGTGCCGAAAGTAGACCACCATGCAGATCTTTTTCTTATCTCCTGATGATATTCATCCACATCTTCTTTAGGAGAAAACAGCTGGTCCCAGTCTATATCTTCATAATACTTAGGAAGAACTTGTCGATCGGCATACATAAAAGACTTCTCTACAGCAAGCGGCAAAGAACCTGGAACTGTCTCCATCATACCGCCTTGAGTATGCATTGGCGGTACTGCAGGTTCCATATTTGGAGAATCTTGCAATCGATTTACTAGATAATACTTCCACATATCGTCATGGGAAGGAAGAACCTGTCCTTGAACTACTTTGAAATGTTGTAACAAAAAAGCAGATATTTTTTTATTCTTTTCAAGTATAGTTCCTTCAAAGGTCTTGACTATTCCCTGCATAACGGTAGACTCCTTACCAGTCAACTTCACTGGACATACACACTGCTCTCCATGAGAACATGGAGACGGCGAATCATATTCTAATTTAAACATTTTTTGTCCTTTTCTAGTTACAATCCTCCGCAATTCGTGTCTAGGAGGAAAGTTTTGATTAATGTAGCGCCGGAGACAACCGTACAATTCGTCTGACCGGATCGGGTAATGCAGACCCCTTATCACTTTGAAAGCTTTC